GGAAAAAGATGGGGTTGGTATTCTTCAATCTATGCCTTATCACAGGGCGATGTTAGAAGATTTGATGAAATTACCCAACTACCCATTAATCAATGCTTAACTTTTTTAAGTTTTGAAAAACAGAAAAACGAATTAGAAATTAAAATGATTAAACAAAATAGATAATGAACGGATTTTATTACGTTATTGATAAATTAAGGGACTATATAAAAGACACAGGCTTTGTACATACTGTTAGTACTGGTGATATCTTTGAAGTTGATTTAGTTAAGCAAACTATTTATCCTTTAAGCCATATCATTGTAAACAATGCAAGTCCAAAGGAATTTGTCAGCAGTTACAACATATCTATTTTATTTATGGATCTTGTAGATATAAGCAAAGAGAATGCGACAGATGTATTTGAAGGCAATGACAATCTATTAGATGTTTTAAATGAGCAATTAGCTATTGCACAAAGATTAGTAAGTAGTTTAAAGAGGGGTGAATTATTTAGTAATTTAGTTCAGATTGATGGAGATCCATTATGTGAACCATTTACTGATAGGTTTGAAAATAAGGTTGCAGGATGGACATTGACATTTGATATTATTGTTCCAAATGACATGAGTGTTTGCTAATGAAACTGAAGAACACAGAGGCTTTAATAAAAAGATTTAGGGACTATGTAATTCAGCAGTCAAGATCTAACCTATCAAAGAATAGGAAGAACAACACAAAGGAGTTATATAATAGTTTAAAAGGTGAAATAGTAAGTGACAATGATTATTCAATAGTTGGCTTTGAAATGGTTGACTATGGAATGTTTCAAGATCAAGGAGTTAAAGGCAAAAGCAGTTCAAACAAAGCACCTAATAGTCCATTTAAATTTGGAAGTGGTAAAGGTAATAAAACTGGTAAAGGTGGGTTAACAGAAGGGATTCAAAAATGGGTAAAACAAAGAGGGATACAATTTAGAGATAAAAAAAGTGGTAAGTTTATTTCATATAATTCAACTGCATTTTTAATAACAAGAAGTATTTATCAAACGGGGTTAAGACCAAGTTTATTTTTTACTAAGCCATTTGCAGCAGGGAAGAATAAGTATATTAATGGGGAATTAGGTGAAGCATTTAAAATGGATATAGATTATATTGTTGATTATAAATTAAAGAAAATAAAATGATAATTTACGCAAGATCTCCTTATCAAATAGAGATCAATGAAGCATCACAGGTCGGAAGTAAATTGGAGATATTTCTGTGGAATACCCCTAATTCAATTCCTGCAACTGCAACCTATACACTTTCAAAGAAGGTAGCATCTAATGCACAAAGATCTACGCTTTATAATATATCACCTTATATAAGAGAATACATTGAAAACATTGTTTCAAGTGATGGAACAAACAATCAATGGTGTAATGTTTCCATAAAACGATACAAAGAAACATCTGCAGGTGTATATTCTTTAGTTGATACCACAACTTATGCTGGTGTTGATGGATACAATAACTACATTGGTGGGTACAATCAAACTAATCCATTAAACAATTATTGTCTATTGGCTGATAATACTAAAGAAATCCAGTATTCATTAGGCAACATTCCTTTTGCAAACGTATTAATTAATAATGCTTTAGGAGATAAATTAGATGTTGAATACAAAGATTTAAGTAATAACAATGTAATTACTACCCCTGTCTTTGGAACAGGAGTAAGTGCAGGCAAATATATGTATAAAGTACCTTTGACTACATCAAGTGCTAACTATAACAATGGCACAATTACAACCTTAAAATATTTTGTAGGTGGCACATTGACTTATTCATCTATATTTAATGTAACTCCTATTTGTGAGTCTAAATATACACCAGTAGTCTGTTCATTTATCAATCGTTTTGGTGGGTGGCAGTTTCTTACATTCTTTAAAGCACAGACAAATCAATTAACGGTTTCAAGTACGATGTACAACTTGCTTCCAAGTTCTTTTAATTACAATGCTTACAAAGGACAATCCAAAGCATTTAATTTTAATGCAAGACAAACCGTAACTTTAAACACAGGATTTGTACCACAAAACTATTCAGATTTTATTCAAGATTTAATGTTAAGCGAAGTTGTACTATTAGACAACAAACCTGTAACTTTAAAGACTAATCAAACAGATTTAAAGACAATTATTCAAGATAAGAATATCAATTATACAATGGATTTTGAATATGCCTATAATTTATTAAATAATGTAATATGATTAATGTAAGCATTTTTGTTTATGGTGATGACGGGTTGGCAAAAAGACTTGAATTGTTTGAAGATGAAAATATTTCAATCAATAGTTCAATTCAAAATATAAATGACATATCTAAAGTCTTTACAGATTTTAGTCAATCGTTTACCATTCCTGCGACAAAAACTAATAATGCGATCTTCAAACATTGGTATGAAAATAGTTTAGATTCTGCATTTAATGCCACCAAAAGAAAAGATGCTTATATTGAAATTGATACATTACCATTTAGGAAAGGAAAGTTACAATTAGAAAAGGCAAGTTATAAAAAAGGTGATATTGATAATTACACATTGACTTTCTTTGGATCTCTTATATCATTAAAAGATAAATTTAATAATAGATTTTTAAGGGACTTTGATTATTCAGCATACAACTTTACATATACAGGTGCAATAGTTAAAACAAGAGTTACTGGTAATGTTGGACTTGATGTTAAATTTCCTTTAATATCTTCGAAGAATGTTTGGCAATATAATACCAATGGAACAGATGTAAGTAATTACGACATAAGTAAGGTAGGAACTCCAATTTCGTATTTAGATTTATTCCCTGCAATGAGAATAAGCAAGATACTTGAATCTATTGCAACTCAAATAGGTATTACATTAAGTGGAAGTTTTTTAAGTAATTCAAAATTTACTAATGCTTTCTTGTGGCTAAAAAATACAGATACATTTGTTCAAAAAGGATCTGATAATAGAATATATTTTCAATCTAAATCAAGTACTACTGGAACATCAGACATTTTCGATTTAGCAACTAATGTTTTAAATTTTACCCAACCTCTTGCACCAGCTTATGTAAGTAAAAATTATATAGATATTGATTTTACAAGTGGTAGTGGTATTACATTTAATTTTTCAGTTTATAAAAATGGGATTAAAGTAAATGAGCAAACTGCTCTTACAAGTCCAACTGGATTTCCCATAAGATTAGATATTGCTTTTGTTGATTCAGGTGCTTATACTTTTTTTGTATCTTCAACAAGTGCGTTAACATTTACATCTGTTTATACTTTTGAAATTAATAGTGGATCAGGGGCAAGCATTGATGTGGTTGCAACACAAAGCACACCACAAACAACAACAACGACTTTAAATATTGGCGATTATATGCCAGAATTAAAAGCAGAAGATTTCTTTAGTGGATTATTAAAAATGTTTAATCTTACCTGTTATTCTAATGATGGAATTACTTATTATGTTGAACAACTTGAGGAATGGTATTCAGCAGGGCAAACCTATGATATTTCAGAATATTGCCAAACGGATGAAATAGATTTAGAAAGGGTAAGACCTTATAAGACTTTTAATTTTAATTATGAGGAATGCGAAAACTTATTAGCAACAAGATTTTTATCTCAATCTGATATACCATACGGAGATTTAAAATATGAGATTGATAATGATGGTGAAGAATATTCTATTGAATTGCCTTTTGAAAATATGCCATTTACTAAATTCACAGATACGAATTTACAAGTAGGGTATTCTATTAAATTTGATTATAGTGGTTATATACCCAAGCCTGTTATTCTTTATGATTATGGAGTGATTCAAACTTTGACATCTCCAAAAACATATTATTTTGATGACGGTACATCAAGTGCAACTGCTACAACTTATAACTTATTTGGTCAAGATACTTTAGTATCTTCTATCGTTAGTACTATAAATTGGGGAGCAGAACAATCAACTTTTACTAATAAAATTGAGCAAAATTCATTATTTCAAAATTACTATTCAGCATACCTTACAAATACATTTAATCAGAAAGCAAGACTAATGAAGATAAAAGCAATTTTACCTATATTTCTATTGTCTAAACTTGCCTTAAATGACAAGATAGTAATTAGAGATAAGAGGTATATTATTAATTCTTATCAGACAGAATTAACAACAGGAGAAACAAGTCTTGAATTAATGTCTGATTTCAGAAATATTACTTTAAGTGCGACAACAACAACTACTACTGCTACTCCAACAACAAGCACTACGAGTACAAGCACAAGTACCACAAGTACAAGTACAACGACTACAAGTACAAGTACAAGCACCACAAGTACTACAACCACAAGTACTACTACTGAAGCACCAAGATTTACATATTTCCGTTTTGATGTTAGTAGTTTTGATTGTTCTACATCTAATCCAATTCCTTTCTGGGCATACACATCTTATGCAGATGGATTTAAAATTATTAATGGAGATGGTATTACAAGATATTTAATAAATGGAGTGCATACTAATTTTACAAATCAGATTAATAGTATTGTAAATTCAAGTTGTGCAACAACAACAACTACTACAACTACCTGCCCTCCTTATGGAACTTACCTATATGAGTTCTGCGGTGGCGCACCAGACTTTAATAAAATAGGGGTATTTGCAGATGGTTCATGCGGTGAATACCAATCTGTAATAGCTTATAACGATCCTGCCTGTGGATTTACTACAACTACTTCCACAACTACAACTACATTACCTCCAAGATATACTTTCTTGCGTTATGATGTTAATATTGAGGATTGCTCAATTTTCAATCCGATTCCATTCTTTGCAACAACTAATTACACAACAGGATATTATTTTGTAAATGGTGATGGAATTATTAGATATGTACAAAGAGCAACACATAGTAATTTTAGCAATCAGATTAATAGTGTTATAGCAACCTCTTGTACTACTACTACAACTTCCACAACTACTTGTTCTCCTTATGGAACTTATATTCGTGAGTTCTGTGGAGGTGCGCCAGACTATAACAAGATTGGTGTATTTGCCGATGGGTCTTGTGGAGAATATCAATCAGTTATAGCTTATAACGATCCTGCTTGTGGTTACACAACAACTACTACGACAACTACTGCTGCACCTACTACGACTACAACTACTGCTGCGCCAACAACTACATCTACAACAACGACTACAACAACTTGCACTCCTTACGGTACATACATAGGCGAGTTTTGTGGAGGCGCACCTGATTTTAACAAAATTGGTATTTTTGCAGATGGATCTTGTGGAACTTATAATTCGGTGATTGCTTATAACGATCCCGCTTGTGGATACACGACAACTACTACCACAACTACGACTACGGCTGCGCCAACGACAACTACAACTACTACTGCTGCTCCTAATTGTCAACAATATACTTTGATAAATTATGATACTGAATATTCGGATTATTATGATTATCAGTCTTGCAATGGAACTTGGAATTATGGAGTTGAATTAGGTTATCTTGGAACAGTAACTATATGCGCAAGACAAGGAACGGTAACTGCTGGAGGCGCAATAAGTGTAAGTTTACCACAAGGTTCATGTTCATAATATGAGATATATATGTTGTCAACCTGCGAATGATTATTATTTATGGCAAGTAGAAACTGTCATAAATAATTTCATGTCGCATGGAATTAATCCTAATCAAATAGATATAGTATTGGGATTTACTAATGAGGATTTAACAAAATGGAGAATTTTGCAAGAACATTATCCAACCATTAGGTTTTTCTTTTATAAAGACACAAGGGAAAATACCAGTTATATTCCCGCTATTTATTTTAATCTAATGAAACAACATCTTGCATCTAATCCTGCATTAAAAGATGAAGTTTTATTTTTGCATGATTCGGATATAGTATTTACAGGTACACCAGATTATTCACAATTTGAAAAAGGTGATGTTTGGTATTTAAGTGATACAAATAGTTATATCAATTATGACTATATCATGCAAAAGGGTGAAGATCTATTAATAGATATGTGTAGGATTGTAGGGATTCCTACATTAATTCCTAAACTAATGAATGATCATAGCGGAGGCGCACAATACATAGTAAAGGGAACAGACTATAATTTTTGGGATAAAGTTGAAAAGGATTCAATTAGTTTATATCAATATTTTATAAACAAAGAACCTTACCATGTATCTAAATATGAAAACGATTATCCAATACAAAAATGGACTGCTGGTATGTGGTCATTGCTTTACAATGCTTGGTTCTTTGGACATCAAACAAAGGTAGTTAAGGAATTAGATTTTGGATGGTCTACAAGCGATATATCGGATTCGGTTAAATATAAGATTCTTCATAATGCAGGTGTAGCAGATTCAAAAAGTGGAATGTTTTTTAAAGGAGAATTTACACATAAACTGCCTTACAATACTAATTTAGATTTAGATAAAAATAGAAGTAGTTATTATTATTATAATGAAGTGCAAAAAGCAGGTTTAAATTCACCATTACTTTAAAACAAACAAACAATTATGAGTGTAAAAAAAAAGTTTACAGAAATTTACGAAAATAATTTATGGTGTTCACCAGAAAGTGTTAGTGGTGGTGGTAGTGAAATGCAAAATACTAAAGTAATTAGAAAAGAATTACCTGTATTAATACAAAAATTTAACATTAAATCTATTTTAGATCTACCATGTGGCGATTATAATTGGATGAAAAGTGTTGATTTATGTGGTACTTCTTACATAGGCGCAGATATAGTAGAACCATTAGTTGAAAAAAATAAAGAATTATATAATCAAATTGATTTTAGATTATTAGATTTAACTAAAGATATATTGCCTAAAGTTGATTTAATTTTTGTTAGGGATTGCTTAGGTCATTTAAGTAATGACAATGTATTACTTGCTTTAAAAAATTGTAAAGAAAGTGGATCTAAATATCTATTAGCAACATCTTTTACAAAATGGGATTTCAATCCTGATATAGAAGATGGAGGTTGGAAATGTATAAATTTAATGATAAGTCCATTTAATTTAAATCCAATATATTTAATAAATGAAGATTGTCAAGAAGGATTTCCTCATTATAATGATAAATGTATGATTTTATTTCAATTGAATTCATAAGACAAAACCTAAAAAATACGTTTATGATAAAGAATATATTAGATCTGTTAATGGTAAATAATCATTACGGAAAACACGAATCAATAGAGATAGCAAAAGGCAAAAATGAAATTCCAACTGATTGGAAAAAAGCATATAATCAAATAAAAAGAATATGGAGGAGAAAGTAATTACCTTAAAAGTTAAACATAATTTAGACGATGTCGCTAAAAAAGTAGATGACGTAACCCATAAATTAGAAGAAACCAATAAAAAGGTTGAAGATATTGCTGATTCTACCAAGAAAGCTGAAAGCGGAATTGGCAAAATGGCTAAAGCATTTACTGGCTTAGGATTAGCAATCAAAGCAGCAGGTATAGGTTTAGTAATTGAGGCATTTCAGTTATTTAAAGATACAATAGGGCAAAATCAAAAGGTTATTGATTTATTTAATACATCAATGACTGCCACTAAAATGATATTTTCAGATATTGTCAAACTTGTATCTGGTGATTTATCATTTAAAAAGTTCTTTGACAATTTAGGCAAAAGTTTTAGTAAGGCTACAGATACAACTAAACTTGAAAATAATGCAAAAAGAGCAGCAGTAATTCAACAAGGATTAATTGAAAAATTTGATCGTTTAGCTGAATTACAAAGACAGATTCGTGATAATGATGCCTTATCTATTCCAGAAAGAATTAAGGCAAATGAAAGATTAGGTCAAATATTAAAATTGCAAAATGCCGAAATGCAAAAGCAAGCTAAATATCAAACCGATGCTGCTAAAGTAAGGTATGATACAATGCCTAATATAGAAAATGAAATTGCATTAATTAATGCAAGAAATAATGAAGCAGGAATTGCAGCACAACTTACTGGATTAGAGAGTGAGCAATTAGTAAATCGTAATGCACTATTAAATGAAGAAAAAACTAAGAGAGAGGAATTAAAGCAAAAGAAAGAAGAAGATCGATTAGCAGATTTAGCAAGGTTAGATGCGCAGACAAATTCAATGCGAGTCTATGAAGAAAATATTGCAGCAATAGAAATTGAAGCAGAAGCAGACAGAAAATTAAGAGCAGCAGAAAAACAAAAACAAATTGAATTTGAAAATAGCGTTGAATTAAATTCAATGGCTACTTACATGGGTAACATTACTGCAGTAGAAAATGAAGAAGCAGAGAAAAGAAAAAATATTGCAAAAATTGAAGCAGAAGCAAAACTTGGAATACAAGGACAATATATTGCAGCAGTCATGCAGTTTGCGCAAGGATTAAGACAAATTGCTGGGGAAAATAAAGAGTTAGCTATTGCAGGTATTATATTAGAACAATCTGCAGCCGTTGCAAGTATTGCTTTAAATGCCAAAAAAAACTTTGTTAAAGATGGAGGTGTTACAAGTCCATTGGCATGGGTTGGATTAGCAGGATCAGTAGCAGCAGGTTTATCTGCAGTTGCTGCAGGTGCAAAAGGAATTCAAGATATTAGATCTGGAACTGCAAGTGGATCTAATATGTCTTTTGGAAATCCACAAATGACACCAAGTTATTCTACTGCACCACAATTTAATGTTGTTGGAGCAAGTGGGGTAAACCAAATTGCACAAGTTGTAGGGCAAGGGCAACAACCAATCAAGGCTTATGTTGTTTCATCTGAAGTAAGTTCACAACAATCTTTAGACAGAAATAAAGTAATGAGTGCAAGTTTAGGTTAGTGAAAATGTAACAAAATTTTAAATATACGTTTATACATCATGAAAATCATAGAATTAATAATTTCAAATGATGAGGATGGGATTGAAGCCATTAGTTTGGTAGACAGACCTGCGATTGAAAGTAATTTTATTACATTGGCTAAAGAGTACGAAATGAATTTAGCCGAAGTAGATACAGAAAAGAAAATATTAATGGGAGCAGCACTGATCCCTAATAAAATGATTTTCCGTAAAGATGGAGATCAAAAGTATCAAGTGTTCTTTAGTGAAAGTACAGTAGAGCAAGCAAGCCAAATGTACCTAAAGAATGGCAACCAATCTAATGCAACTTTACAACATAAAGCCAAAATAGATGGAATGTCATTAGTAGAGTCTTGGATTATCACAGATCCTGAAATGGATAAATCTAAATCTTATGGGTTTAGTTTACCTAAAGGAACTTGGATGGTTTCAATGAAGGCAGACAATGAAGAAATTTGGTCAAAGGCAAAGAGTGGAGAGATTAAAGGATTTTCAATTGAAGGGTACTTTGCTGATAAATTATCTTTGGAATTATTGCCAGAAATTAGTGATGAAGAATTAGTCAATCAAATAATAAACGTAATAGAAAATGAGCAAAGATAAAACATCAAGTCCAAAGGGTGGCAATCGTGGATGCTTATGTGCAGATGGCACATATAGTATTGAGTGTTGTGATGGAGAGTTACAATCACAAGGAGTGGGTTCATTGGTTCAAAGTGTAGCCTCCACAATAGTAAATACAAATAGTCCAAGAGTTTTAATCACGACAAGCAACTAATTACAATGAGTATAGAAAGCAAGGTATTTCAAGCATTATCTACAAAAGTAGAATTAGTATCTCAAAAAGTTGAGTTTAAACTTGATCCAATATCTGAAACTAAAGAAATTGATAATTTATTTAATAAAGGTACTGAAATACGTTATAAGGCTATAACAGAAGCAGAAGCAAAAATAAATTCTGCAATAAAAGAAATGGTTACCAGAAAGTCTGCATTATATAATGATATGTTAGATTTTTCTTCTAATTATCAAAAATTGATTGGTGAAAGTGCAGATAATACATCTCAAGTTAAAGAATATAAAAAATCAATTAGTAGAGCAGATATTCAAATTAAAGAATTAAGCGATTCGGTTGCATTACTAAATAAAACAAAATAATATATCATGTCAATAGAAAATAAAGTATTTGAAAAATTGTTCAAATTAGCATCTCAAAAAGTTGAGTTAGCATTAGCAGATGACATAGAAACAAGCAGAAATGGATATTTAAAAAATGTTGATTCTGCAAAAGCAATTTTTAATAAAGCACAAGGTTCTTTAATTGGATATAAAGATTCATTAGGAAATATTGCTCAAGGATCTAATCAAGTAATTGGATTAATTAGTCAATTAAAAACTAAATCAAAAGAATTAGGTATTGAATTGCCACCAAAATATTTAATATTAGAAAAAGAGGCAAGTCAAATCAATAAACAATATACTGCAAAGTATAATGCTATTGATGCCATGATTAAATCAATGTAATTAATTAAATATATATATGGAATACAAAAGCACAAAAAATCGAGTTAAAGCAGTATTAGGCTTTCAGGTTAATTTGGCGCAGATGAAGTTAGAAGATGGTGTTACCATTATCGAAGCGGAAGAATTTGCACCTGATTTCTCTGTTGGAATTGTTACTGCCGATGGTGTTGTACCTATGCCAATTGGTGAGTACACATTAGAAGATGGAATGGTTTTGGTAGTTGCAGTTGAAGGTATTATAGCCGAAGTTAAAGAGGCTACACCTGAAGCAGAAGCAGCACCAGAAGTAGAAGTTGAAGTGGAAGCACAAGTTGCACCACAAGCACCTGCACCACAAGCAAAGCGAGTGGTTGAATCAGTTAGCAAGGAAACTTTCTTTGCAGAAATTGAAAAATTAAGAACTGAATTGTCTTTACAGATAAATGAAGTTAAAGCAGAAAATGAGTCTTTAAAATCAGAAAAAGAAGCATTGGAAGTTAAATTAAATTCTCAAGAAGAAGGTGCTGAACCAATTGTTCAGAATCCAGAAGCAGAGGAAAAAGTGCAAGGATTTTCTTTTGGTCAAAACAGACCAGAAACAATCCAAGATAAAGTTTATGATAAAATGTTCAACTAATTAAATTTAAAATAAAAAATGGCTACTACAACAAGTATTACCACAACCTACGCAGGTGAATACGCAAATAAAATCATTGCGGCTTCATTGCTATCTTCACCTACTATCGATCGCGGTGGTATTGAAGTAAAACCAAATGTACGTTTTAAGCAAGTTATCAAAAGAGTTGGTACAGATGCCATCTTGAAAAATGCTACTTGTGATTTCGATGCTACATCGACAGTAACTCTTACTGAAAAGATTTTACAACCAGAAGAATTCCAAGTTAACTTACAATTATGTAAGAAAGACTTTGCATCTGATTGGTTATCTGTAGAGCAAGGATTCTCTGCTTTCAAAACATTGCCTAAGTCTTTTGCTGACTTTTTAGTTGCACACGTTGCTGCTAAAGTTGCTGCTAAGAACGAAACTAATATCTGGGAAGGTGTTACTGCTAACGCAGGTGAGTTTGATGGTATTTCTACATTATTGGCTGCAGATGCTTCATTGCCTTCAGGTCAAGAAATTGCTGGTGCTGCCGTTTCTTCTTCAACTATCATTGCTGAATTAGGAAAGATTGCAGATGCTATCCCTTCTTCTTTATACACTAAAGATGATCTTTACATCTACGTTTCTCAGGCAATGGCTCGTGCTTATATCCGTTCTTTGGGTGGATATGGTGCTTCTGGCTTAGGTGCTAATGGTACTAACGCAATGGGAACTCAATGGTACAACAATGGATCACTTACTTTTGATGGTATCAAGATATTTGTTGCAGATGGTCTTGCTTCTACAAAAGCAATTGCTACTCAAAAATCTAACTTGTATTTCGGTACTGGTCTTATCTCTGATTTGACTGAAGTTAAGGTTATTGATATGGCTGACATTGATGGATCACAAAATGTTCGTGTAGTAATGAGAATGACTGCAGGTGTACAATACGGATTTGCTTCTGATATTGTTACTTACGGTATCACAAATGCTGCCAACTAAAATAAATAGCACCTCATTAATTTGGGGTGCTTATTTTTAACTTTTAAATTCAATCAATATGCCTTGCGATATTTCTTTGGGGAGATTAGAACCCTGCAAAACAAGTGTTGGTGGATTAAAAGCAGTTTATTTCATGACTGAAGGGGATGCAACTGGTGTTACTTATGATGTAACTAACACAGATGCTATTTCTGCTATTGCAGGGACTCCAATCGGATTTAAATATGATTTGAAAGGATCAAGTTCATTTGAGCAAACGATTAATTCATCTCGTGAAAACGGAACTACTTTTTTTACGCAAACTTTAAATTTAAGTTTAAAGCAATTAACAATTAAAGATCATAGGCAAATCAAATTGCTTGCCTTTGGTAGACCACAAGCAATCGTTGAAGATAACAATGGAAACCTTTTCTATTGTGGTTTAAAAAATGGTCTTGATGTTACAGGAGGTACAATAGTTACAGGTGCAGCAATGGGCGATATGTCTGGTTACACTTTAACAATTGTAGGCGAAGAACCAGTACCTGCAAACTTTATAACAACTACTTTAACTGCTGCTGGCGTAACGGTTACATCTGGAGTTTAATAAATTTTGTTTGTTTGGGTTGAAATTAGGAGGCAGATGCCTCCTTTTTTCGTTAAAAAGAAAACAAAACTACTTTTTTACGTTTATACACTATGATCGTTTTAAAATCTTCTGCAAGCAATCAAGAAGTATCATTTATACCTACAAGATTAAATGATGCCAATTATCTATTTATTAAGAATGAAACAACTAATGTTGAAACATCTTACAAGATAAATTGCAAGAAGAAAAGTTTTTTTAGTACTTTCAAAATGGTTTTTGATTTAGAAGAAGGGCATTTCTATTCTTTTAAAATCAAATACTATGGGGTAATCAATAATAAGTTAGATTATCACCTTGTAAATAACATTAAGGTTTTTTGTACCAATCAAATTCCAGATACTTATTCTGTTAATTCAGGTACATACACAAGCAATACAGATTCAATAATATTCTATGAATAAGAAAGATCATTTAAATTCACATTTTATTCAGTTGGAGGCATACTCACAACCTAAAATTGTTGAATCAAAGCGAGATAATTGGGTAGAATTTGGGGAGAATAATAATTTTTTCCAATTCTTAATTGATAGGTACAATGGATCTACAACAAACAATGCCGTAATAAACAACATTGTTAAGTTGATTTATGGTCGTGGTTTAGATGCTACAGATGCAAGCAAGAAGCCGAATGAATATGCGCAAATGATTATGCTATTCAGAAAGGATGTTGTCAAGAAAGGTATTTCTGATTTGAAGTTATTGGGGCAATATGCTTTTCAATTAATCTATAATAAGCAAAAGACTGAAATTGTTAGAGTTGAACATATTCCTGTACAACTTTTAAGAGCAGAAAAATGTAATAGCAAAGGAGAGGTAGAGGCTTATTACTATTCTGACAATTGGGAAGATACAAAGAAGTTTGTTCCTAAACGTATTCCTGCATTTGGATTTGGTGATAAGACTTTAGAAATTCTTTACATTGGTAATTATACGGTTGGACAAAAATACTATTCTAATGTTGACTATGTTGGTTGTATTCCTTATGCTAAATTGGAAGAAGAAATAGCAGATTATTTAATTAACGATGTTCAGAACGGATTTAGTCCAACAAGCATTGTTAACTTTAATAATGGAATACCAGATGAAGAAAAAAGGGAATTAATTTCACGACAGGTTACAAGTAATTTAACAGGATCTAAAGGTAAAAAAGTTATTGTTTCATTTAACAATGATGAAACTAAAAAAACAACTGTTGATTCTGTTCCTTTAAATGATGCACCAAAGCATTATGAATATTTATCAGAAGAATCCAAATCAAAGATACTTTTAGGTCATGGTGTTGTAAGTGGTTTGCAATTTGGTATTCCAAGTGCAAGTGGCTTTAGTTCTAATGCGGATGAATTAAAGAATGCAATTACCTTATTTGATAATATGGTTATTCGTTATTTTCAAGATACATTCCTTGATGGAATTGATAAGGTCTTAGCATTTAATAAAATAAGTTTAAATCTTTACTTTAAAACTTTACAACCATTGGAGTTCATTGATTTAAATCCTAATGTAAGTAAAGATGAATTGCAAGAGAAAACTGGTGTTGCCTTGTCTTCACATATCGATGAATTGAATGTTGAAGAATTTGGGGAAGACATTGATTTAAACGAGTGGGAATTAGTTGATAGTAGAATGGTTGACCATGATATAGAAGATCAATTAGACGCAGAATTAGAGGCATTAAACAACCCTAAAAAATCATTAATGTCAAAGATTTATGAGTTTGTAAGCACAGGAGTTGCAAGACCAGACATTAAATCAGAACAAGATGGCAAATTATTTATTTCAAGATATAGATATTCAGGCGATACAACTGAAAAAAGTAGAACCTTTTGTAAGAAAATGACTGCTGCTAATAAGTTATATCGTAAAGAAGATATAATGCGCATGAGTGAAAAGCCTGTAAATGAGGGATGGGGAGCAAAAGGAGCAGATACTTATGATATATGGTTATACAAAGGAGGTGGTGCTTGTCATCATTTCTGGACAAGAGAAACATATAAAAGATTTACAGATCCAAGAAAAAAAGGATCAATAGAAATTACACCTGCACAGGCAAGAAAAGCAGGTGAGATATTGCCAACAAATAACAAATTGGTTTATACAAAACCAATAAATATGCCAAATAAAGGATTTTTACCAAAATAAGATATGGCTACTGCATTATTTATAAGTAGGGATGAACTAATTAAATATACTGCCTTAAACGGTAATATAGATACAGACAGTTTTATTCAATGGGTTAAGTTGGCGCAAGACATTCATATCCAAAATTATTTAGGTACTGATTTATTTAACAAATTAAATGCAGATATAGTTGCCAATACATTAGCAGGCAATTATTTAATGCTTCTAAATGTTTATATAAAACCTATGTTAATCCATTGGTCTATGGTTGAATATTTACCATTTGCAGCATATACAATTGCAAACAAAGGAGTTTACAAGCATGGTAGCGAGAATAGTTCCAATGTTGATAAATCAGAAATAGATTTCTTAGTAGAAAAAGAAAGATCAATTGCTCAATCTTACACAAGAAGATTTATTGACTATATGTCATTTAATAATAATTTATATCCAGAATACAACTCAAACAGTAATGCCGATGTGTTCCCAAGTAAAGAAGCCGATTTCATTGGTTGGGTGCTATAAACCCAAAAAAGAAAACGTAAAGAAATTAAAGGTGTATTTAAAAAAAATAGAAAATGAGTCTTAATTTTAGCCATATAAAAGCCGATACATTCGATCAAGTCAACTTTGAGTTGAAGATCAATAATGTCGCAAAAAATCTAACAGGTGCGATTATACGGATGCAATTAAGAAAGACTGCAGATGACACAACACCTGCTTTATCATTGACATCTGTAGCAAGTGCTGGTATTACTATAACATCTCCTGCTACTGGTCTATTTAGAATCAATACACAAATAATTGATATACCTGTTTATGATTATGAATATGATATAGAAATTAAGTTTGCCGACAATACGGTTAAAACATACGTTTCAGGAATATTTTCAATCACCCAAGAAATTACAAGATAATGGCTAACGATATAATTGATATAACAGTAACCGATAATTCGGATAATGTTCAAATTAATGCAACACCTAATTTAGTTACAATTAATGTATCAAATACATCGGGTAATATTGTCGGTTCTAATTATTATTTAGTAAGTAGTTATGCTGCATTACCTGTAGTTGGTGATTCAACTACTCTTTATATTACTAATGATACAAGTTTAATGTATCGTTGGAATGGTTCTGCTTATATCCAAGTTAATTCAGTTACATCTTGGGGAACAATTACAGGTACTTTATCCAATCAAACTGATCTACAAACTGCTTTAAATTTAAAAGCACCATTAGCATCACCTACATTTACTGGTACTGTTAGTGGAATAACCAAATCAATGGTTGGTTTATCTAATGTTGACAACACAAGTGATGTTAATAAGCCAATTAGTTCAGCAACTCAAACTGCCTTAGACACTAAAGCACCTTTAGAATCTCCAACTTTTACAGGAACTGTTTCTGGTATTACTAAATCAATGGTGGGTTTAGGCAATGTTGATAATACTACTGATTTAAACAAACCAATAAGTACTGCAACTCAAACTGCATTAAATGGTAAAGAGCCAACAATTACTGCTGGCACATCAAACCAATATTATAGAGGGGATAAAACCTTTCAATCATTAGTTACAACTGCAGTTGCTGAAGGCACAAACTTATATTTTACTAATGCAAGATCAAGGAGTTCAATTAGTTTAACTACAACAGGAACATCGGGTGCTGCAACATACGACAATATAACAGGTATTTTAAATGTGCCTGCTTATTTAGGTGGTGTAACATCATTCAATACAAGGACTGGAGCAATCACATTAACAAGTGGTGATGTTACGACTGCATTAGGGTTTACCCCTGTTACAGATGCAAGGACAATCACTATCAATGGAACAACTTATGATTTAACTGCAAACAGAAGTTGGACAATAGCGAGTGGTGTTACATCATTTAATACAAGGACAGGTGCAATAACTCCTACTGCTGGAGATTACACAACTGCTTTAGTTACTGAAGACACAAATTTATATTATACAAATACAAGGTCAAGGAATGCCATAAGCCTAACTACAACAGGGACAAGTGGTAGTGCTACTTATGATAATACTACTGGTATTTTAAACATACCTGCTTATCAAGGTGGTGTTACAAGTTTTAATACAAGAACAGGTGCTATTACATTAAGTAGTTCAGATGTTACTACTGCTTTAGGATATACACCATACAATGCTACAAATCCAAACGGTTACACAAGCAATGTTGGAACAGTCACAAGTGTAGGTGGGACAGGAACAGTTAGTGGTTTAAGTTTAAGTGGATCTGTTACAACAAGTGGAAATCTTACATTAGGTGGTACATTATCTCTTACAAGTAACAATGTTACATCTGCTCTTGGATATACACCAGAGAATACTGCATATAAAGGTGTAGCAAATGGATATGCAAGTCTTGATTCTGGCGGTTTAGTTCCTGCATCACAACTACCTTCCTATGTAGATGACGTTTTAGAATATGCTAATTTAGCAGGGTTTCCTGCAAGTGGGGAAACAGGTAAAATTTATGTTGCATTAGATACCAATAAGATTTATCGTTGGTCTGGTGCTACATACATCGAGGTTTCCCCTACGGTTGGAACTATATGGGGTGGAATTACAGGAACATTGTCTAATCAAACTGACTTACAGAATGCTTTAAATACTAAGCAAAATAATTTAACAGGCACAGGATTTGTTAAATCAACTGCAGGTACAATTTCCTACGATACTGCTACTTACTATCCAAATCCTACAGGAGATACAACTCAATATGTAGCAGGTGATGGAAGTTTAATTGCTTTTCCTGTTGCTGGACAAGCAGGCACATTAGTTAGGCTTATAAGGAATCAAACAGGTGCAACCTTAACAAAAGGAACGGTTATTTACATAAGTGGTGCGACAGGAAATAATCCTGTTGTAAGCAAGGCTATTGCTACAGGTGATGCTACATCTGCACAGACCTTTGGATTATGTCAAGCAAATATTGCTAATAATGCAACAGGTTATGTTGTGGTTATGGGTGATTTAATTGGTTTAGATACATCTGCATTTACAGAAGGGCAACAACTATATCTTTCATCTACTACTGCTGGAGAATATACTACAACTAAGCAATATGCCCCTGCACATTTAGTGTATGTGGGAGTTGTTACAAGATCCCATGTTTCATTAGGTCAAATAGAAGTTCGCATACAGAACGGCTATGAGATGGATGAACTGCATAATGTATCTGCGCAATCACCTACAAATAATGATGGGTTGTTTTATAATACAACTACAAGTCTTTGGGAGAAAAAATCAATTGCAACAGTTTTAGGTTATACACCTGCAAATGCTGCAAGAAGCCTTACCATTAATGGCACTGCTTATGATTTAACTGCAGACAGATCTTGGAGTGTTGGAACGGTTACAAGTGTTGCTGCATTGACATTAGGTACAACAGGATCAGATGTGTCAAGTTCAGTTGCGACAGGAACTACAACACCAGTAATAACCTTAAACATACCTACTGCATCTGCAACAAATAGAGGTGCATTAAGTTCTACTGATTGGACTACTTTTAATGGCAAACAAAATGCTTTAAGTGGTACTGGTTTTGTTAAAATAAGTGGAACAACAATATCTTATGATAATTCAACTTATTATTTAGCAAGCAATCCAGATGGCTATACAACTAATGTTGGAACGGTTACATCGGTTGCATTAAGTGTTCCTACAGGTTTATCAATTACAGGTTCTCCAATTACAACTTCTGGAACATTAGCATTGACTTATGCAGCAGGTTATTCAATACCAACAGATGCAATTCAAAGTAACTGGACTACTGCTTATACAAATAGAATTACAAGTTTAACTACAACTGGAAGTTCTGGAGCATCTACATTAGTTTCTAATGTTTTAAATATTCCTACTTACACTTTAACAGGTTTAGGTGGTGTTCCTACATCAAGAAGTTTAACAATTAACGGTACTGCCTATGATTTATCTGCTGATAGGTCTTGGACTTTAACTGCTGATCCTAATTCAAGAAATCTTCAAGATTTTACTGCAACTGCAGGACAGACAACATTTACAGTAACTGGAGGATATGTTGTAGGTCTTTTAGATGTTTATGTAAATGGATCTAAATTAACATCTTCTGAATTTACTGCTACTAACGGAACTACATTTGTTCTTACAATTGCTTCTACTGTTAATGACCAAGTTCAAAGTATTAACTACACAGCAAGTGTTAATGGCATAAGCGGATCAGGAACTGCTAATTATGTGCCTAAATTTACTGCAAGTGGTACGATAGGAAATAGTTTAATTTATGATAATGGAACTAATGTTGGCATTGGGACTACAAGTCCTGCAACTAAATTAGAGGTTGCTGGTAGTGTTAGGGCTTATGTTAATTCAGCTACATCAACAGAATTGTTTGCAGAAAATAGTACAGTTAAAGTTAGATTAATAGCAAGCACATCAAGTAGTTTTTTATCTACAACTACAAATCATCCTTTAATTTTTGAAACTAATAATACGGAGAGAATTCGTATTTTAAATACTGGCAACGTAGGAATTGGAACAAGTACTCCAAGTGCAAGATTACATACTGAAGTTGCAGTTGAAGGTACTAGTACAGGAGCAGTTGCATTGATTGCAAAAACATCAAATGGAGCAAATGATATATTTAGATGGTTTGATGGAGCAACTCAATTAGGTGTATTTAAAAATAATGGTAGTATAGGTATTGGAACAAGTTCGCCACAAAGTAGATTACAAGCAGTATTGATTAATGGTGTAACATTTACCCCATCAAGTACTGGTTCAATTGGAGGAAGCATTGCACAAAGAGTTCATGTTCAAGCAATTGAGCCAGGATTTATGTTATCAACTGATACAAACTCTGCTAATACTGGACAGACGGGAACGCAAACTTATTCATTTGGATTACAACTTTCAACCTATGGTTCAGGCGATTGGAGAAGTCAAATTTATTTTGGAAGCACTCCATTATCATTTGTATATTCAGGAGATCAAGGAGCAAATGCAAGTGAAAGAATGAGAATAAGTACTAATGGTAGTATTGGCGCACCATCTGGAACAAATATTTATAATGCTTCTGATATTAGATTAAAGAAAAATATAAGTACAACCACTTATGGTTTAAATGCTATATCAGCATTAAATCCTGTTAAGTTTAATTGGGTAGATGGATTTGAACCAAGTGAAGATGGTAAAGATATGTTAGGATTTGTCGCACAAGAAGTACAACAAGTAATACCAGAATCAATAGAATCGTTTGGGGGTAATTCTATTACAATAGGAGATACAATAATTAATAATCCACTTCGTGTTAACGAGAAATTTATTATACCTGTCTTAGTAAAAGCCATACAAGAACTATCAGCCAAAGTAACATTATTAGAAAACAAATAATAAGATGACAAAAATATCCAATCAATATAGTTTAACCAATATACTAACGGCTGATTTAGCAAATAGTCGTTTAGGGATAAATAATGTTAGCCCAACAGTAGCTTTG